TGGAGCCCAAGTAGTAGGCCACATCCGGGCCTGCGTCGGACGCCTGGATGGTCTGCGCCATGATGGGCGTGATGGGCAGCTTGGGGTTGTACACGACGTCTTCGTAGTCGTCGTAACGATCCCGAGCAGCGTCTTCACGCTCACCGTGCGAGGCCAAAACCTGCGCCTGCTGCTGCTGGACTTCACGCTGCTGAACCAGTTCTGCGGCCCGCTTTTCCGCCAGCGCTTGCGCGTAGGCTTCGACGGACTCAAACTGATCAGCGGGCGGGACTTCCCTCACCGCAGGTGCCGGCGGCGTTGCCGGTTGCTGAATCTTTCGTTCCCACTTGCGCTGCTCTTTCGCAAGCCGTTTTGCGATCAGCGCATCAACTTCCTCTTGCGAGAAAGACTTGGCCGGCTGTTCTTGCGCAGCAGAGTCCGACGCCGCCGTCGCGTCGGGTGCCGTCACGGAAATATCAGCCGGTGCAGGCTGAGCGTCCGTTACGAGAGGTTGGGTATCGTCCATGTGATTCCGAAGAATCCCCGGTCAGCCTGGCCGGTAAGGTTTCGGCGCGACTATATCACGCAGGTTTGTCAGATTGCTGCGCATCTTTGATCTGCGCTTCGCCCTGTTGTTTCAGACGCATCCAGAGGTCAACGACAGCCTCCAGCGGCAGCTTGCCTAGGCCCGCCATGATCAGATTGACGTCGTTGACGGACAGGTCGGTCAGGGTGATCTTGATGTCGTTCATGTCAGGCTTGGGTAGTTGCCCACGGCAGTGGAGGCATGATGACCGGCGGATTGATCTGATTATCGATCTGCTGCGCCACAGCAGCCTCAGTGGCGGCCTTGTTCACGCCAGAGTCCCAGCACCAGCCCAACACCTGCTCCTGAGTCAGGTCGGCGTAGGGCGTGTACGTGCCGTCAGCCTCAGCGGCTTGGGTGAAAGAACACGTTGAGTACACCGTGCCGGTGTAGGCCCCGTCAGTGCCCGTGCAGCGCCATCCGCATTCGATGACGTACTCGGGCGGGGTTGCGGTGGTGGGGGTGGTGCGAAGCCACTCGATGGTCCAGGTGATGTTCATGGTGTGGTCCTTTCAGTGTCAGGGGCCGGCGTCGCGCCATGCGCCACCGGAGTAAAAGTAGAGCTTGTTGTTCGTGGTGTTGATCACGATGGGGGCTGTGCCGGTCTGCGTTGTCGGCGTTCCTGTAGGCGTGCCTGCGCAGGTGGGAACGTAGAGGAAGCCGTCAGTGGCGTTGGTGGCAAGGGCTGCGGTGCCGACTACCATGCCGCCAGCGGCGGGGATGCGGGCGCGTTCGGTGCCTCCGGCATTGAGATACAGAATCCCTACCGACTCAACAATTATATCAGTTGATCCAATGCCGCTTCCAGCAGCATAAGTACAAATGGCGCCTGCCGCTGTGCCAGCACTGTTGCGAATTCCTATACCTCCGCTTCTGGTCGCAGATCCATACGAGGTAATCGTCGCGGCATAAACAGAAGTACCACCAACCAACAAATTCCCCGACGCATCCAACGTCATCGCCTGCGTAAAGCTAATCGGGCTTCCAGCCGACGGAACGCCGGTGGAGATAAACCAGCGGTGCTGACTATCCATCGCGTACCGACTTGAAGCAGCGGTCTGCCGATAAGTCCAGCCACCACTTCCCCAAAACGCATTTGCGGAAAGGATTGCTTCAGCGGACCCGCTCGACATCAACGCTGCGTCTTTGATCTGCGCTGCCGTGTAAGATACCCAAGCACTCGGCGTCACCCCCAAGCCGAGGTTGCCGGAGGAGTCAAACGTTGCGGCAAGCGACGATCCGTTTACGCGAACCAGTACCGTGGATCCTCCAATCGCCAACGGTTGAAACGTTCCCACTAGCGTATTGTCAACACCGACTATCCGTGTTTCTGCTGTGTCGTGCTCGACGCGGAAACCCTTGGTTGTACCAACGGCGGCAACGCTGTAGCTGCCATCCGCAACGGCAGCTTGTACTTTTGCCCCCGGATTATTCGTCCCAATCCCCAGCCCGGTGCTGGTGAGGCGCATTTGTTCGGAGGTTCCGTTGGCCTCAAAGACTAACTCTTTTGCGTCATTGGCATAAAAACCAGCAAGAGCGCCTGTAGTAGTGTTTCTCAGTCGCAAAACAGAATTGTTAGTAGACGACCCTTCAAAATAAACAACGGCGTTTCCGGTGGCAAATAACTGAAGTGTGTTCACCCCATCAAACTGCAACCCACTCCCGCTAGTCACCACCTTGCTGCCGTTGAGGTAGAGCACGCCGTTGGCGGTGCCAAGCGGCATTTCGACGGCGCGGGGGAAGGTGTAGGTGTCCGCCGCCCCGGGCGCACGCAGTTGAGGCGTTGCAGTGTCAAGAGCGATGACTTCAAAGGCTGCCATGATTGGTCCTCAAACGTTGTATGCGGAGCCCGCGCTGTCGAGCACGGTGTACGAGACTTGATAGAGCGTGTTGGTGCTGTCGCGCGCGGCCAGCGGAACAATGACAGTGTTGCTAGCTGCGTCTTCCACCGGAAGCAGGTCAATCAGATTGTAGGCCGTACCGCCGCTAGACAGCACCGTTGTTGGCACAACATACGATGTGCCGTCACTGCTCAAAACCGTCAACGGCAGCAAAATTGCATATTCGTTGCCCAGAGAATCCGCAACGTTGATAAAGCTGCTTGGCGGGGGAGACGGAAGCGCTCCGCCAAAACCGGCAGCAGAACCTAGCCCAATGGGCAAGCCGTTGCGAATAGGAACGCCGAAGAACGGCATGTTGCGCCCGTTACTGAATGTTGATCGGCTTGGCGTACACGGTGCCGCCAGACGCCACCTGAACAGCGCTCACGCGCCACGGCGCGCCAGTGCCACCCGGCACAGCAAACGGAATCGGCGTGTTCGCCGGGATCGGCGTGTCAGACGTCGTAGCCGTCACGCCTTCGCCCACGCGGACGTAAGCCGCAGTCGTGCACCACACCACCACGCCCTGCGGGCCAGCGGGCCAGCCTGTGGTGCTGCCGGCCGTGCCGGTGTACGAAGCGGTCTGCGCGGCAAAGGCGGCGTCGTCAAGGGGCTTGAGCAGTTCCACGGGGTGTCCTTTCGGGCCGTCAGGCCAGGAATTTGAGCTTGTACAGGGTGCTGAGATACAGCCCGACAATCTCGTCAATAATGTTCTGCAGCGGCGTGTCGGATTTGTCGCAGACGTCGTAGCGCGTGTCTTCTAGCGTCTTCAGCGAGTCCTGCAGGAATTCCAGCACGCTGTTGGTTTTGGTAGCCTGCTGCAGTTCAATCGGCCCGATCAGCCCGTGCCGGCCCTGATACGCCTCGGCAAACTTGTCTGCCAGGTCAATGATGCCGTCATAGAACGCGTTCAGCGCAACGTGCTTGGCGTACGAGCGCGTATTGAGGTGCGCAGAGTGCGCCACGTCCCGCGCGAGGAACAGGTGGCCAATGAACGTCTCGCAACTCATACCGGGGCTCCTTCGGGCATCGTTTGCGGCGCACCCAGCATGCCGCCAGGCGAAGCCGGGGCCATCGGCATGAACTGGCGCTGCGCAGCCTGCAGATCACCCACCGCCATGATATCGCGCATGGTCTGAATAACCATCTCCTGGATCTGCTCGGGCCGCATGCCGGCCTGCACCACGCTCAGGCGCTTCGTCTCGGAGTCGTACTCCTTGATCTTCAGCTCCTGCGCTTCCATCGACTGGTTCACGCGCTGGAGCATCTGCATCATGCCCTGCAGTTCCTGCGTCAGCACCTGGATCTGCTGGTTCGCCGCCTGCAGCGCCGGGTCTTCCTGATCCTGCAGCAGCTTCGGGTCAATGGTCTTGCGCAGGCGCTCGGCGAGCTCATCAGCACCCGGCCAGTCCATGTTCTTGACGAACAGGTCGCCAGCCACGGCCCACAGTTGCGGCGAGCCTTGCAGGATCTGCGACATGGCGTCCATCGCTTCCTGACGCTTGGTCAGGTACGACGGACCCGTGGTGACCACGACGTCGTACTTGCCGACGCCGGGGTTGTAGATCTTGGCAATGACCACGCCCGACTGGTCTTTGACCTCGCGCACCGGCTCGGGCTGCATCGGGTCCAGACGCGCCATCTTGGTCTGGCCGTCCACGCCGATGATGCGGGCGATGCGCTGCGTATCGTAAATCTTCGGGATCAGGTCCACGATCTGCCGCGTGACATAGCGCACCGCCCGGGCCAGGTTGTCCACGTAGTGATACGTGCCGGTGTCGGACTGCTTCTCGCGGGCCAGAATGGCTCGGCCGCTGCGCTCGTTGCTCGTAGCGCCCAAGCTGCTGTCGTACTGCCCCGTGGTGGCCTTCAGATCGTCCGAGGCGCCCATCTTGGCGGCAATCAGGCCCTGCTGGGCCATTGGCGGCTGCGCACGCTGCGGCAGAGGAAATGAGTTGCCGGCGCCGTCAGTGGCGTCGGGGTTGACCTCCAGATACGGCCAATTGGTCGTGTTGGCGGTTTTCCACTGGTGCTCGTAGCCCTCAAACTGGCCGCCGTACCCGATAAACGGCGCCTTGGGCGCCAAAGCCAGCATTTCGGCTTCCTGCGACACCCAGTAGTTGTACATCCGCTGGGCGTCCTTGGCATTGCGCACCAAGCCGCTGATGTGGATCTCGCCGTCAACCTCAAACTCGTTGCCGACAACGCGCACCACCGGGATCCATTTGCCGGCCCAGTCGCGCTCCTCAAGGATTTCGTACCCGTTGGTCTTGCACCACTTCACGCGCTGCTGCTCGGCCTGCCGGCTGCGCATGGGCATCAGGCCCATAGCACGCATCTGCCGGTCCTCTGGAGAGTCTTCAAACGCCGTCATGCCACCGGGGTACAGGTGCAGCGTCTTGAGTTCCTTCTCGATGTAGAAGTACTCCGCGATCCGCACCATGTTCTCGTTCAGCCAGTACCCTGACGTTGAGTCGCCCACGCTGTACGACAGTAGGGTCGAAACCGGCGCGGCCTTGGGGTACAAGCGCTCGTACTCTTTCTTCGTCAGGTCTTGCGTGATGAAGCAGAACTGCGCGTCAGCACCGCACGGATCTTGGATCAGCGGGTCCATGTACACGCTGAACGAATTGCGGATGCGCCCGATGCGGATGTCCTGGTCAAACGTGTCCGGGTCGCAATACTCCGTCAGGATGCGGATGTAGCCCTCGCCAAACGTCACCTGGTTCTCGCAGGCCGTGTCGTAGGCGACGTCCGCGTCGGACATGTACTCGATGTGCCGAACGATGCCGTCGAAAATCTCTGCGACCTCCGGATCGGCCTTGTCGTCCGCAGGAATGACCTTGCCGCTGGGGCGGTTCTGGCGCTGGTCGTTGGTGACCGACTTGACGTGCTGCGGCAGCTTGTTGATCGTCAGGCACGGCCTAGCATTGATCGTCTGGCCCTGCACGCTGCCGCGGGTGGCCAGCACATCCTGCGGCCACTGCCACGAATTGTCCGAACTGCCGGCATAGAACTTCAGATCGTCCAGCTCGTTCTGCCGCGAATTCGACACCGCAGCCTGCGCCATCGTCATACGCTGACGCATCTCGGCCAGAAAATCCGCGTCCTGCTTGCCGCCAGCAGCGGCCACGCGGGCCCCGGCAATGCCGGTGGGGTCGGAGGTGCGGTTATACGAGGCCATTACTTTTTCTTCGCAGACGCGGGCTTTTGCGCCTCGCGTTTGACGCTGTACGCGATGGCGACAGCTTGTTTCTGGGGCTTGCCGGCCTGCATTTCAGCCTTTACGTTCTTGCGAAACGCGGTGGAAGACGTTGATTTCACCAGAGGCATGTCATTTCCCCTTCTTCGCCGTCTTGGCCGACTCTTTGAACGCCTTGGCCGTCGGCGCACCCGCCGAGCCCGGTTTGCGCATCTTTTCGCCGCTGCCGGCAGCGATGCGCTCGCGCTTAGCGTGGATGTTGGCGTAGAGGCCGGGATCGCCGGGTTTTTTCTGGGGCATGATCAGCACTTCCAGCGTTTCATGGCGGCCTTGGCCCGCTCGCCGTCCTTGGCCTTCGCGGCCACGCCGCCCATTCGGGCGCAAAACGACGCCTTTCGGCCCTTATCCGCCTCAGTCTTCGGACTTGGCGCAGGCGCCTTCAGATTTGACCCTGTTTCGCGGTTATAGCGCTCGCGTCCCTTGGCCGTCAGGCCCGCGCCGCGCTCGGTGGGCAGTTTTTCGCCCCGGCCGACGCTCAGAGACACGGATTTCTTTGCCATCACCGCTCCCGGAGGCCCTTAGTGAGCCATCCAACCCGCCGAAACCACGCCGCGATCACTGATCGAACGGCGCTGCTCCTTGGCATTGTACTCCCTGTGCGCCAGCGGGAACGCAAACGTGCACGCCAGCGCGTCGGCAGCGTCCGGTGACGCCAAGCCGCGCGATTTCATGTCCTTCTTCGACTCTAGGTACACCGTTCCACTGCTGTCAGGCTTCGTCTTCGGCCCCGTCAGGTCGGCTTTCAACTGCCGGTCAACGGGTACGTGCGCCGATTTCAGCCAGTCGCGCATCGCGCCCCACAATTCGGCGCGCTTATTGCCCCACATCACGCTGGACTTGGCCTTCCAGCCGAAATTTACGCCCCTGACCTTGAACCGCTGCTCTGTCAGGCGGTCCAGAATCCCGTATCCCAGCCCGCCCTCGTCAATCACCGTCAGCGCGGGCCGAAATTCCTCGATGGCGTCAATCACGTGCCCCACCACGGTCATCGTGTCATCGCCTCGATACCGCCGAATCGCCACCAAATCACGCCCCTGACGGGCCACGATCACGGTCGCGTCTGCGCCACTGCGCGCGGGGTCCACGCCCAGCACAATCGGTGCGGTCGGGTCTTTGTACGCCGCCCGCTTTACCGCGTCGTCCACCAAACGCGGCGCGATGAACTGGTCTTCGCCGGCAGCGGGGAACTCCCCGTACACCTCAACGCGGGCTTCGCGGGAGTCCTCGCCGTACTCATCGATGATCTGCTGGTACACCCGCTGGTCGGTGCCCTCGACGCTGCGGGCGTCGATCTGGATGTTCTTCCAGAAATCCCGCTTGGCGTGGAAGCACTCAAAGAAATACCCTTCGTTGCGACGCGGGTTCGAAAACGCCAGCCAGTACCTGTCGAGGATGTTCTCCGTGAAAAACCCCGCACCCACCGCCCAGATCGGATCCGGGATGCCTGACGCCTCGTCAAAGATCAGCATCATCCCGTCCATGTTGTGCGTGCCCGCGTAAGCGTCCGGGTTCTCCTCGCTCCACAGTCGGCCCTCGGCAGCCCAGTACCGGGTGCCTTTCTTCAGATCGCGCTCAACGATTTGCGTCAGCCACTGCGCCGGCATGAGCTTCGTCGCGCTGATTTCCCACCAGTGCGAATTGATCAGCATCGCTGACCACTTCGTCAACTCGCCCCAGGTCACGCCGCGCAACTGCGCCTCGCTGTTTGCGCTGACCATCACCGTGCTGCCGATCCGCGTCGAGAGCATCCACAGAATCAGCCAACTCACCAGCGCCGACTTCCCAATCCCGCGTCCGCTCGACACCGCCGCCCGCAGGGTGTCCATCTCCACCTGCCCACGGTTCGCCCCGATGTGATCCCGGATCATCCGCAGCACGCGCCGCTGCCACTTCCGGGGGCCGTCAAACGCCGCCAACGGCGTGTTCGGCTGCCCCCACGGGAACGCCAGCAACACAAACGCCTCGGGGTCGTCCCGGATACGCGGTTCCCACAGGCGCGTCATCAGCGCCTGCTCCTCGGTTGCGGTGTATATCGGCTTCTGCATCAGCGCGTCACACCCGGCAGCGGCCGCGGCGCCGCCCGCATCATCGTCGGCGCACCCTGCAAATACACCTCCGCAGGCCGCGGCAACTGCATCGGCAGCCCCGTCCGCGGATCGCGGATCACTCGCGCCGCCGACACGCCCTGCGGCATCGCCGCCATCGCATTCGCCGTCCGCGGCACCCCGCCCATCATCGGGCCCAGCGCCATCAGCGCATTCATCACATTCCGCTCGACCTCACCCGGAATCCGACCCTGCGCCGCCGGCCCCGCGCCACCACCCGGGATCACCCCAGGCATTCCCGGCGCCACGTTCGCCCCCTGCATCCCACGCGCCCGGGGGTCCATTGCCGACGGCGTCCCAGGCCGCACCAGCGCCCTGTCAGCATTCAGCAAATCCCGCAGCGTCTTATCGGCCCCGAACAGCCGCCGGAAATCCGCCAGTTCTTCCGCCGTCACCACCGCCCGCCCGTTCACCACCGGCCTGTCGGGCCTCGGCCCCGTGTACCGCGTGGCGTACATCGCAGCAGCGTCATCGTTCATCAAAGCGTTCGGCATACACGGGCTCCTTGGCCGGCAGCGCCGCAGGCGCAATACCAGCGGCGGCGGGCGCGGCTATCTTACCAGCGCCGCCGTTTCCCGTCACCTCCACCGCATCCTCCACCTCCACCGCCAGCCCACGCTGCAACCGCCCGTTCGCAGCCTCCAGCGCAGCCACTACGCTGATCTGAGTATTCACGTCAACCTGCACATTCGTTTTCGCCACCCACTCGTGTCTGTGCTTTAAAAACTCCAGCGCCGCCTTACTATCCCCAGCCTGCGCGGCATCGAATACCACGCGGGACATTTCCATCTCACTGTCGGCGCGGCCTTTCATTTCCGCTACCTCGGCTATCGGGTCCATTATCTTTAGCCGAGCCAACTCCACCGGCAACATACCTGCCGCCAGTGCAAGAGATTCTCCACGCAAACCCAAGCGAGCGGCATCGTATATGCGCTCCAGCATTTCGGGCGTGGCTTTTAGCTCGCGGGCGCGGATGGGGAGGTCGCGGAACATCCGCGAAGTGTAGTGCAAAAAAAATTTCGTGCGGGGGCTCCACACACTTTCACGCCCTGCGCGGGCCCTGGCCGGGGGGTCTCTGCCGCACCCCACCCCGCCCCCCCCCCGCCTGGTCGTCAGCACACTGATCATCCTCAAGCCGATCATCAGCACACTGACGATGCGCATGCACACGGCCTGGCCTGCGCCATGCTGCAGCGCAGCACATGCCGGCAGAGTGAGTGCAGCGCTGGGAACCGGCATCGGTGGCAATGGTGGCGGTCCTTCGCGCCGACTGCCACGCATGCCACGCTCGATGGCGTGTCAACGCGGGTTGACGTCAGGGCAGCATTACAAAAAGGGCCGTGGATAGTTTTGTGGGTAGCCTGTTCCTAGTCGCAAATCTCTCTAAGTTGTTGATTTGTATAGGTTTCGGGGTCTGTGGCGATTGTGGCAGTGGAATCGCAGGTCATATATATACTACTACTATATATGTAAGTACTTACTAACATTGAACTTGTCTTAATGGTTTGGGGATCGACTGCCACACCTGCCACCAAGAGGGAAGACGCACCACCCACATCGACGCCACCAGACTACGCACACGATCGCCACGCCCCGGATAGGCTCGGGCTAGGGAAAGTCCCTACCGCTCCTGACGGCGGTTGTAAGTTTCGTGTCAGGAAAGTCGCCGACACTGTCTCTGTCGCGCCGATGGGCGGCGCGACGAGAAGCCGGGGCGAGCCCGGCAGACCTGGGGAAGACGATGACACGCGATCAGATCAAGGCCATGCAGTCCATTGCTGCCGGCATCATTCAATCCGCGCGCGACTATGCGCCTGCCGGCGTGATCTATGCTGCGCTGCAGTCTCAAGGCTGCCGGCTGCCGCAGTTTGAATCAATCATGGGCACGCTCGTTCGGTCTGGTTTCCTGACGCATGACGCTGAGGCGCACACGTACAGCGCGACACCGGCCGGTCTGGCGTGGGCTGCGAATAAGTGATAACCACGGGCCTACGGGCCCGGTAATAGGAGTGATGACGATGAACCGAATGACCGAAAAGCAGCTTGCGCACGCGCGGATGGTTAACGAGCGCGCCGCTGATGTTGTGGCCGATTATGTGGCGCGCCGGCAGCATATGACTGTCGCTGATGCCGTTGAAGCTGTTGCAGCGCACTGGGATATAAGCCCCGAAGGTTTTGCCGGCTACCTTCAGTCCCGTGTCCCTGCGGACTTCGATACTCTGCAGGCCGCGAGAAACCTGCAGTCGACGCCGCTCGAGGGACACGATTACTGGCAATGACCCCGAGTTATAACCCCGCGAGTCGGGGTTATGGCGCGCGGTTTGCGCGGATAACGATAGGAGTAGATGACGATGAAGCCCGGTTATTACTTGGTGACCCCCGACGGCGAGCGTCGCTTTGTGTCCGTCCGTGTCAACCCTGCGGCGCTAGATCGCATGTGCGATCGGTATCTGACTGAAGCCACTGGCTGGCGCTACTGGGTGGACTACTGCCACGGTCTGGCGGTTGACGGTCGGCCGGCATGGTCGAACCTGGACCACACGGATGTTTTCCTCGATGCGGACGCCCGCGCCTACGGGGCAATTCTGTAAGCCCCACGTAAGCCACGCCCCCGACACTACACACGCCCCACACCGGGGCGCACTGGAGAGCGACGATGACAGAAAAATTCACTGCCTGCGCCTTTTGGCAAAGCACTGGCAGCGGGCACGTATGGTGCCTGACCGACGGACGTGTTGTCGCCCATGACTGGGTGAAGGATCTCGATCCCCGACTGTTCTTCCCGACAAGGGAAGGCGCGCAAGCAGCTTTGTCCGCAGCGCAAACAGACGGTCGAATCCCGCGCGGAATGCGGGTTTGCGTTAACGATGCGCGCTGATGCCGGCGCACTGGAGAACGACGATGAGAAAGCAGACAGCCAAGCCGCACAGCTACAGCGCGCGATTCCACGAGTGCGGGTTTTCCAGCACATGGGACGTGCACGTACTGAACACTGACGGCACATCCGGCCCCGTCATGGTGCCGGCCAAATTTGACCCAAGCTTCATGCTGCGCGCGTCATTTGCCACAGAGCAGCGCGCGCGCGAATTCGCAGACAGACTCACCGCAGCGCTGCAGCCTACCGATGACCAGTTTCTGGCCGCCCTCGGCCCTTGCGGCCGATAGGAGAACCCCGATGCACAACGTCCCCCTCACCCCCGCCTGCGTGGCGTTCGCCTGCGCGTTCGGGCTCGCCCTGGGCGCCCTGGTGGCGATCGGACTCTGACACTGACGAGAGGAAAGACCATGCACGATATCGGAATTGCCCGCGCTGCGGGCCAGATCCTGGCCGACCGAGGGCCGACCCGGCGCCTGCGCAATGGCGACATCTTGGAGGCCGTCATCGGCGGCCGTGCGCTGCGCGTCTATTGGCCCGATGACGCCGAAGATATCGGAGACGCCCGGATTACCTATCAGGTCCTTTCCGGCCGCGCTGCGGACCGCGTGACGCGCAATGCAGCCCGCCGCGCCTGACGCATCCGCCGAGCCCCCCTCTGGGGGTTCTGGGATGCGCCACGGTGGCGCAGACACAGGAGAACGACGATGAACCGTATTACCGTAACCCAGCTGCAAGCCGTAATTGACCGTCTGAACCGCGAGACCGGCTCGCCCGCAGAGCCTTACGTCCGCGACGCTGACGGCAAAAACCGCGCACAGATCGGAAACTATCACCTGTCGCGCGCCTATGGCGGCTTCGCTCTGCATCGCATGGTGACTGACGGCGGCGGCGTGTCGTCGCCCTTGCACACCGGTCACATCCCGGCGCGCGATTTGCTGAATCGCATGCATGCCTATCTGGCGGGTATCGATGCAGCCCGCCGCGCCTGACACCCCCGCAGAGCCCCTACGCGGGCCTGTGTGGCCTTTCCCGCCCGCGCTGCTGGACTACCCCAGTCAGCCGCCCTGCGCGCGCCCTGTGGGCCGCGTAATCCCGCCGGCCGATGCAGAGCCGGCGCTGTTTTGAGGAGTGACGAAGATGCACACCCCTGGCCCCTGGACCCCCGAGCCCCCGGCGCCGACGCGCCTATATTCCTGCGCGGAATACCCGCGCCGCGTGCGGGCTGAGTCCCCCAGCGTCGCCGCCGCCATCGTGGCGCGCTACCTGGCGCGAAAGCACTACGGACGCGCCGCGCGCCCGTGGTCTGTCGGCCAAGCCGGCTGGGACCAGCACAACGTGACGCGCCGGACGGTCGCTTGGCACTATCAATCGACCATCGTCGGACGCGCGTCGCGCCGTGGCGGCGGATACCCGATCCTCGGGGAACTGCGCATCATCGTGCGGGCTTGAAGGAGCAACGAAAATGCACACACCTGGACCTTGGACGCTGCGCGCCTGCGCGGTGAATCACCAGCAACTGACCGGCAACGGCCCCGGCCTGATTGCCGACATACATAACGACGACGACGCCCGCCTGATCGCTGCCGCCCCCCAGCTCCTGCGCGCCCTGCAGCGCCTGACGCATCCCGCCGCCGATGACGACGACTTGGCCTACGCGCTGGATGTGATCCGGGCCGCTACAGGTGCGCCGTGATTTTGGCGCTGTTGGCTATCCTGCTGGCCCTGCTGCTGGCGGTCCTGCTTGACCTATAATCGCCCGGTCCCTCTCGGGACCTTTGTCTCCTCCTCTGGCCGTGCCGCCAGTTCGCCTCGGGCGTCGAGCCCATCTCCGCCCGGGGCGTCTTTTTCGGAGCATCGAGAATGCTGATCATCACCCACTGCGACGCCGACGCTGAAACCCGCGCCCGTGGCGTCGCCGCCGCCGCGCGGTATTTCGCCGACACCGGAGCCGATCCCGTCGCGGCCTGGCGCGCCGCCGAGGCGTGCAGTTTCGGCGCCCTGTTCGACCGCGACGCACTGCGCGCGTGGTATCTGGCCGAGGACGCCGCCGTGCTGGCCATGTATGGGCGCTGGCGGCATGCGCCTGCTGCCGTCGCGCTGGAATGGCGCGCGGAGCCGGCAGGGGCCGCTAGATCACCCGCCGCATCGGCGTCGGCATAGACCCGAGGTGGGTTTCGGTCGCGTCGCGCGCGTCCGATTTCGTCCCGCGCCAGTCCGGCGACGCCCAGCA